TTCTTACCTAACACATCGACAATGTAGTCAATGGTTTCAATCTCACCTACGTTATAATGGTCGGGTTTGTTTACTGGGTCAGCGTGTACACTGGGTTTGTTTCCTGTTTCAGCGTGAGCACTTTTATAAGGTTGTTTAGCTTGTGCTTCTAAGTTTTCCTTAGTTGTTATACGCCAATCGTAACATGAGTCCCATGCTGCTGGTGTTGCATCATTTATGCCGCCCATAACTTAACCTCCTTAGTCTCAAAGTCGTACTCACCATCACGTAATATACGAGCCAGTCTTGCATTCTCTAGTGCAACCGCCTCACTCAAACCTTGAGATGCAAAAGCATCGACGACAGTTTTCCATGTTGAGCCTTTCTTATTTAGTAAACCTTCAGCTTTCTTTGGGCCTACTGTCGGGCAGCCTTTGTAGTTATCTGTGGAGTCGCCTACTAAGGTTTGATAAAAGAAATTGTAATCAGCCTCGTCTGGGCTCACTTCCTGAACCGTACCATCAATCAAGTGGAAGGCAGGGATAGTGAGTAAGTCTTTATCTATAGACCAGATAACATTTTCAAAACTTGAACTACCGAGGATTCCTAGTAAGTCATCAGCTTCTATACCCTCTTCTAAACGTCCGTTGTAATTTTCATGTAGGTAATCTTTAGCAAACCCTAACAACATAGGCTTACGTTTAACTGTTCGGTTCTCTTTGTAATAAGGGGCTATGTCTTTTCTGTAGTTTTTAGAACCTGTTAAACAAGTGACTACGTTAGCACAACCAGAGCTTTCAATTAGATGTTCCATGAACTCTTTGATAGAGCCTATGACATCTTGCTCAGTAGCATGGAGTGTCCAACAACCATCACCCCAATCAACAGGAGTCTCGGCAGTGGTTGCTGCCTTGTAAGCTACAATGTCTCCGTCAACTAATAATGTTCTAGGTTTGTTCATCATCTCTTTCCTCCTGAAGTCTTACAAACTTTTCAAACTCTTCAGCATCCATTTGGATAGGTACGCTCTTACCTTTACTGAGTATTTTATATTCTAAGTAAGCACCTAGTACCCACTTGAATGTGAATGCAAAGGTTACACTTGCTAAGGATAACCCTAGCACTAAGTTAAATGTTTCTGGACTCATTCTTTATGCTCCCTAAGATTTAAGTTACGAGTTGCAGGGTCGAACAAGATGTACTGAACACCTAACTCTTTCTGCAACTCTGTTCTAGGATTAGGGTGAGAAGCTTTAGTACCTCGATAAGTTTTAACATCGAATAAGTAAACCTTACCATCCTTCATGCCTACCATATCTACAGCTCCCGTACAGCCAGCGTTAGGGAAAACTTCAAAGCCGTTATCCCACAACCATGTAACTGCATAGAACTCAGCTAAGTCACCTAACCTACTGCTAGTGAGTTTCCGCCCAACTTCTCCCGACTTGGTACTCGGAATCGAGGGGGCATTTAAACCCGTAGTGGGCTTGTACTCTTTTAATAGCTTGCCTTGTAATGTCACCGACCTTCTCCTCAAGCCCTTCTCGGACTACTATCTGAACCTCATCGTGTACAAAGGCTACGATAGATACATCGTCGTTGTGTAAACCCTCCTCCACTAACAAGTCTTTGATGGTTTTGTACCAACGCTTACAGATGATAGCACCAGCAGATTGAAGTAAGGTGTTCAACGCAGCGTGAGGACTACGGACAGGAATCAACCTTCCATCTAATCCTTTGAGAAATGCTGAACTACCTTGAGCTTCTACCTTAGCCTTTACTGCCTTGGTTAGTTTACTAAGTGCAGGTGTCTTCGCTAAGAAACGCTTCTTTATCTTACCACCTTCTGTCCCACCCTTACCTATGATCTGTCCGATCTTCTCATTCCCTGCACCGTACAGGAAACCGTAGATAAAAGTCTTAGCCTGAGAGCGTGTCTCAAGACCTGCTGCCACTTGGTTGGCGGTGTGTATATCACCTTCTAGTATTTCTTTGCCGTACTTACCGTCGTCGTATCTATACATGTAGTGTGCCAAGCATCGTAGCTCAAGCCCTGATGCGTCAGCACCGAGGAGTGAATAGCCGCTTGGCGCATGGAATAACTCTCTGCATTCCTTACCAAAGGCTGCTCCTGCGGAAGGTACTTGAGCAACATTAGGATCACTATGAGTACAGCGGGAAGTAACAGCACCCATGTGATTAACCCGCCCGTGGATACGACCAGCTTTTTCCAACTTAAGCCAAGCTTGTTTGCCATTACCTAACTGTCCTAGCCGTTTATTAAGCATTAAGTATTCAGTAAGAAGTTTAGCTTCGGGTAACTTAATACCTGCTAGAATTTTTTCATCAACTTTAGGGTCACCTGACGGTGTGAAGTCTTTGGGAACCCAGCCTCGCTTTTGTAAACGGTCTGCTATCTGCTTACGTGAAGCAGGGTTAAAAGGAATCACTTTAGTTTTAGTCTTGAGTTCTATGTAAGTAGGCTCTAACCTAGTAACTAAATCAAACTCTATCGTTGCCTTACGATCAGAGAGCTGAGAGTAAAGCTTACCTGCTTTCTCTACGTCAAAGGGAAAGCCAACAACCTGCTGCTGAAACAACAAACTAGCCATGTCATGCTCTAGCTGCATAGGCTCTTCAGGGTAATCCTTAGACTCTATAAGCTCTAACAACTTACAGTTGACTGCAACGTCTTGAGCACAATACTCAAGCATCTCAGGACTGTAAGTATCCCAAGCGCTCTCTTGTTGTCCATAGTTGCCTTTAAGTAAACCCAGTCGTTGACCCCATGCCTTTAAAGAATGAGAACCAAAGAGCTTAGGTTCAACCTTGCGTGATACGAAGTCACGATCTTTCAAGTCAGCCCAGATAAGTCTAGTAGCTACTAAGGTGTCGAACACTTTAGCTTTAGGTTTCCAACCATACAGCTTTTCTAAGACTGGTAAGTCGTAGGTAATGACGTTGTGTCCGCCAATAACCTCGGCTCCGTCTAAGGTAGCAAGAGCAAAGCCTATCCCAGTAGGGTCGCACCTCGTTACCTTACCTGTAACTGTGTCTTGTATAACAATACAGTGAACCTTAGTTACCTTGTCTAACAAGTTGTCTGTTTCTATATCAAATATGTACATAACATCCTCTCGATGGAGTGATTAAGTTTGTTAGAATGGTATATCATCCTCTTGCTCAGTCATGCGTCCAGTGTCTCTGTCATAGACTAGAGTACCTGCCACACCAGTAACACCTGACCACCTGTTCTTAAGCACACGTAACGTAGTAACGTCAGAAGCTTCAGGGTCTTGTTGATTACGTTCAAGTCCTATAACAATGTCAGACAACTGCCCAATAGCTGCTGAACCCCTGAGTTGTGATAAGGAAGTAGCTACACCTTCTTCATGTCCTTTGTCACCTGAGGGTCTGCGTAAGTGTGAGATAACTAGCAACCCGATGTTTAGTTCTTCGGCTAGGCTACGTAGGTTAGTCATCAACGTGTCAATTGTTCTACGTTCGTCACCACCCTCCATGCCACTAACTACAATAGAGATGTGGTCGAGTATGATGTACTTACAACCACAACCACGAGCAAGGTAACGTATCTTGTTGAGTAAGTTATCCGACTCAGTAGAACCCCAGTGATCGTACATGAATACTCTGCCAGTACCTAGTGTTGCGTCAAACGCTTCACGTAGCTCTGCCTTGGGTATGTCCTCAAGATGCACGAGCTTGTTAAGGTGTAACGACATCAGACCTTGACCAGTGCGCTTACTAGATTCCTCTAGTGCTACATAGCCAATGGTAGCGCCTTGGTTCAGGAATGCGTAAGCAAACTCACGAGCGAGCTGTGACTTGCCTAAGCCTGAACCTGCCGTAATGGTAACGATCTCGCCAATACGACAGCCACCTACTTTCTCATTCAGCTCAACATAAGGGTAAGGTAAAGTCTCTACATTTTTTTCTGTTGATACCTCTTCCCATAAGTCAGCACCGTTGATGATACCGTCAGGTGTAAAAGTCTTAGCCGACCAGAACGCATCAACTAATTCTTTCTGTCTGCCCGCCTGTAGCATATCACTGGCATCCTTAAGAGGTAGCCTAGCAATCTTAGCTTTACGAGGTGAGAGCAGTGTGGCGCATTCTAGCGCAGCTTTCTGTCCTGCATCGTCAGAGTCAAACATAAATACGACAGACTCGAAACACTCTAACCACTCCAGCTCTTTCTTGATGTCACGCTTAGAACCTGCTGCACCTGTCTTGAGAGATACGACAGGCCACTTGTGGTCAAAGGCTTGAGATAAAGAGAGAGCATCGAGCTCTCCCTCCACTACTGTTACTGACTTACCTTTGTCACGCCAGAGCCATTGACCGTAGAGACCTGCATCTTTAAGGGTTCCTCGGACACTGAACTCTTTGTCGGAGGTACGGAGTTTCTGACTAACTGTCTGGCCTTCCTTGGTCTTATGGTTTGCAATCTGCGTTGGTTTCCCATTAACAATTCCTGATTGATAATCCCAAAGACGTACTGTCTTCTCGGTTAGCTTACGTTTAGTTAGTGCCTTGTACTCTCCCGAAACAAAGTTAGCAGGAGCAAGCGAGACAACATTTTCTGTAGCTTGTTCTTGGTCACCGTCCGCTTTACCGTACGTCTCACATGCAAAGCAATAAGTATGACCATCACTGTAAAGACTGTTGGCATCTGACGAGCCACAAGAATCACAGGGTACGTGTTGGATAAACTCGCTCTCATCATCTGAGCCACTCATCGGGGATAACTCCTTCAGCATATTCAAACCCATATCTCTCTGCCCATTGAGCACATGTCATTTTGCTACCGTCCTTACGACGCTTCGCACCTTGCAATGTACTATTGTTTTTTTGGAAAAGGAATCGTATATCAAGGTCAGGGTGTTGTTCCTTTACATTACGCATCTTACGTTGAGCGTCTTGACGGAAGTAACCCTTGACCTCTATATACATCTCCTTGATTTTAAGGTCAGGCACGTAGTTCCTCTGGACTACATAGGGTAGGTTACAAGGTTCATACTCGTAACTTACCCCACGCTCGTCTAGGTTTGCCTGAACCCTTTCTTCTAGTGTGCTCCTAGAAGTCGCCATCGGCAGCCATAGCTCCTTGCAGACCATCATCAGCGAAAGGTTCCTCTTCCTTACGGATAGGCGTTACATCAGCAGTGGTAGCCTCGTAGCCATCTTCCTCATCAAAGATACTAGAAGAGGTAGCGTACTCTACAAGATCAATAACCTGTACAGCCTTAAGACGTAACGACACACCGACTGACTTAGTAGCAGCCATCATGTATGGGATAGGCTCAAAGGCTACCTTGACAGTAGAACCATTACCGATGTTCACACCACCCTCGATGGGCTTACGCTTGGCATCGAATACAGCAACCTTCTGATCATACACGTCACCAGCTTTGGTGTTGATCTTAGCCTTAAGCTTGAACTTAAACTCGACATCACCTGTAGCATCACCAGTCTCACGATCATAGACAGGACTGACAGGTGTAGACATGGACAGAGAGTTCTTCAGGGCAGGCTTACGCTTTACCTCTTGATTGAAACGATCTTGAGCTAGTTGCTCTAACTGCTCACACATCTGTGCTGCTTCTTCTTCAGGCATCTGTACGTTGATAGTAAAGATACCATTAGGGTCAAACTTAGTGTCAGGCTCGAAGACCTTTGCCCACATTGCGTTCCCCTTGATTGTCATCATTTTGTTAGCCATGTTAATTTCCTCTGTGGTTTACGGGCTATAGTGTCGATAATAAAATTATGAGAAAAAGTAAGGACTTACGAGTACCTCGTTTATATCTAAGTCACCCTTAGCAGGTGGCTCAGGTACGTCGGCATCAGGTAATTCCTCAGTCGCTCTCAGGTAGAGATTGTACAACACATCGTTCTCGGTGTAAAGCTTTGCGAACGCTTCTCTTATACGTAGGTTGAACAACGGCATGTTGGGAGAGTGTGTCCCAAAGCTGTCATGCACCATCGCATAATCTGTAATCCCATCCTTGATCGCCTCATGTACAGTCATGGTTAGAGCCGAAGCATCTAAAGAATGTACGAAGTTAGGACTGGAACTTGATACTGCTTTCCTTACATTGATGGTGTCAGGTATACCATCTTTGACATGTACAGTAACCATACTACCAGAGATATGCGTATGAACTCTACGCCCTTTCTTCTCCTTGTATGTCTGTCTGACCAGTAAGTTGGTAGGTGTGACCCAACTGAACTGCTTACCTGCCTTGGCGTACAACCTTGCGATACTTTTGATGTAGTCCATAACCTCAAAGGCAGCAACGACAACCTCAGAGATAGACTGCCACACATACTTAGCTAGGTACTGAGACGGACGGAACAGATCATCATCCCCGAAAGGGTTGTAATCCATACCCTCTAGCTTATCTTCCAAGGCTTCCTTGATGTATGACTTACACGCATGAAGCGTACCACTGTAAGGCACAATCATCACAGGTCTCTTACAAATCTTACGGTCAATCCCAAGGGTGAGTAATTGTTGAGCAAGTATCTCCCCATTGTTAGCCTCGACCTGTAAAAGTTCTGTAGTTTTCTCGGCAACATCCCTGTAGATGTCCTGAGGTACTGGGCTAGGCGTTAGGTTTACACTACGTCCACCCTCAGAATCCCTGAGCATCGCTGAGAGATGTTGTAAGCCATTACATGTGCCATCACTAGCGCAAGGCAAGTACGTCTCATACGTCTCCCCGTTAGCTCTAGCAACGCTGTACTCAGCCCACTCCTTACACCAAGCTAACGCTTGCCAAGGTTTGTCAGCTTCCTGCCACCATTTACTTTCGATAGGGTTGTTATATACATCAATAGCTTTATCAGCATTGAAGTACGCCCACATCTCACGATCTTCTAAGCTAACCTTATCCACCCCGAATAGATTAGCACCATGAATAGCCAACCACTTGGCATCCTCGGTAGTAACTATAGTAGCTGACTCTGCAAACTCTAGTAGAGCCTTAGAGTAATCGGCATTTTGTGGGGATAAAAACGACTCCACTGGGTACTTACGACCCCTGAAATCACACTGCCAGACATACCACATCTTCTCTCGCTCGGCATACTCCTCAGCTATCTGAAGTGTACGCTCCACCTGTATCCGCTTAGACATTTCCCTGTTGTTCATGGTGTGTATCTTAGTGCGGTCTCTCTTAAACTTCTTGACTGCTAGCTTGTCCTCAACATCCTGTATCTTAGTGTCCCCGAAAGGATACACAGGCAACGTCCTGTCGTACTTGGCAGGTAACCCTTTCCATTCCTCACCGCTATCCCAGACAGCTCTGAGAGTCTCCAAGACGTAAGCGTTTATCTTCCACGGAGTTTTTTGTAGAGCGTTGACACACCCATACTCCATTGATAAATCATACTGCTCGAACTCATCTATATATTTCTGAGTTTCTTCGTTCATGTATGCACCTTGACAAAAGGTTTCTGATTTATGTGGTCACTGTAGTAGCCACCACCCCAAAAGCTATCCCAATCTTTAGGCTCGATAATGCAGGGAGCATACCGAGGTAGGTTCTTCTCCTTGGTTTCGTTGAACGTCTTCACCCACTGAAGTGTGGACTCAGTTGCTACAACGTAC